ACTGTCAATCTTGACAGAGTATCGCACATGATCACAAAACTGGAAGCTGATGGAAAGAACTTTATTGGTGAGGCGAAACTGCTCTCTACTCCAATGGGGGAAATTGCGAAAGCACTAATCAAAGATGGTGGTAAACTTGGTGTCTCTTCACGAGGCATGGGTTCACTAGAATCTAAGGGTGGTGCAAATTATGTGAAAGATGATTTTTATCTTGCAACTGCGGCAGATATTGTTGCAGACCCTTCTGCTCCTCAGGCCTTCGTTGAGGGTATTATGGAAGGAAAAGAATGGGTGTGGGATAACGGTATTCTCAAAGAAGTCGAGATTGCTAAAATCAGAGATGAGATTAACGAAAGTGTAAGAAAGAGACAGTCAAATGTTTCCGCACTTGCATTTGCGAAATTCTTGTCAAAACTTTAATCATTATAAATATGTTAATACAACAACTCAAGGAGAAATCCCAATGTCAGAACTAGACAAGACTATTGAGGAACTAGAAGCAGAAGTTGCTGCGGAGCTTGAAGAAGCTGCACAGGACGTCCCAACAAAGGGTGCTGCTAAAGGCGACTCGATGGATTCAGTAGAGGGTGAGCGTCAAGACTTGGGTGGTGCCGGTGCTGATACACCAGAAGAGAAATCTGCTTCGCATAACAATGCGGCAAAAGCAAAAAAGGTTTCTGGTGATGCACAGCAAAAAGGTGCTGCTGGAGAACAGGGCGGAGAACCTTCTGCAACTAAAATCCAAGAACCTCTTGCTGCTGGTCATGAAGTTGACCATGATGGAGAGGAACTAGAAGAAGCTCGTATGACTAAAGAGGCAATGAAAGATGCTATGATTGAAAAACTATCAGGCATGAAATCAGTTGAACTCAAGGCTGCATACGATGCTATGATGTCAGACAAAGAAGAAGAAGAGGAGTCAGTTGACGAATCTACTTTGGAAGATCGTCTTGCATCTGTAGATGTTTCTGAAGATGTTTCTGCACTTACAGAAGGTGAAGAACTATCTGAAGAGTTCAAAACTAAGGCTGCAACAATCTTTGAAGCCGCAGTTAAATCTAAACTTCGTTCAGAAGTTGAAAGAATTGAAACTGCTAAAAAAGAAGAAGTCGCAGAACAAATCGAATCTGTTCGTGCTGAAATCACTGAAAAAGTTGATTCTTACATGAACTATGTCGTAGAAGAGTGGATGAAAGAGAACGAAATTGCAATCGAAAGAGGTCTCAAAGGTGAGATTGCTGAAGATTTCATTACTGGTCTCAAGTCTCTCTTTGAAGAACATTACATTGATGTTCCGGCAGAAAAGTATGACCTACTAGGAACTCAGTCTGATAAGATTGATGAACTAGAGTCTAAACTCAATGAACAAATTGAAAAGACTGCTGCTATTAAGAAGCAGAACGATCAACTAGTTCGTGAGTCAGTCTTTGCAGAAGTTGCTTCCGACCTCGCTGATACAGAAGTTGAGAAGTTTAAGTCTCTTGCAGAGGATGTTGATTTTACTGATGAAGACGGTTTCAGAGGTAAACTCAATACGCTTAAGGAAAGTTATTTTCCTAAGGCAACCACTATCGCTGAATCTGTAGACTCTGAAACTGATGGTTCAGATGCCTTCGATACAACTGGTGCAATGGCCGCTTACATGGCTGCGATCAGTAAAAATGTAAAGCGAGCTAATGAAAAGTAAGTGAAAACTGGACTTTTTATAAATATTATTAGAAAAACTCAATAAGGAGAAACTACAATGTTCCAAACAGAACATCTACAGGAAAAGTGGCAGCCAGTCCTAGAACACAATGATCTTCCAGAGATCAAAGATTCTTATCGCAAGGCTGTAACCACAGTTATCCTAGAAAACCAAGAAAAAGCACTTCGTGAGGACAGAGGTTTCCTCGGCGAGGCTGCACCAACTAACGCAACAGGCTCTGATGTGCAAAATTGGGATCCGATCCTAATTTCTCTCGTTAGACGCTCTATGCCTAACCTTATCGCATATGATGTCGCTGGTGTTCAACCAATGACTGGCCCAACTGGACTAATCTTTGCGATGCGTTCACGCTACACCTCACAGGCTGGTGGCGAAACCTTCTACAATGAGGCTGATTCAGACTTCTCTGGAACTGGTGCTCAAGTAGGAACTAACCCTGCTGTTCTTAACGATAGTGTCCCTGGCACATACACTAACGGCACAGGTATGACAACTGCTGCTGCAGAAGCACTTGGTGACTCTGCTTCAAACAGTTTTGCTGAAATGGCGTTCTCAATCGAGAAGCAGTCAGTTGAGGCGAAATCTCGTGCTCTAAAGGCAGAATACACAATGGAACTTGCACAAGACCTCAAGGCGATTCATGGTTTGGACGCTGAGACTGAACTTGCAAATATCCTTTCTTCTGAAATTCTTAACGAAATCAACCGTGAAGTTATCAGAACAATCTACACCTCTGCTAAAGTTGGTGCTCAGACTGATACTGCTGCTTCTGGTATCTTCGACATGGATGTTGATTCAAACGGTCGTTGGTCAGTTGAGAAGTTCAAGGGTCTAATGTTCCAAGTTGAGAGAGAAGCAAATGTTATCGCTCAACAGACTCGTAGAGGTAAAGGTAATGTCATCATCTGTTCTTCTGATGTTGCTTCTGCACTTCAGATGGCTGGTGTTCTAGACACTTCACCTGCTCTTAACAACAACCTAAATGTTGACGATGCTGGTAATACTTTCGCTGGTGTTCTTAACGGACGCTACAAAGTATACATCGATCCATATTCTGCAAACGCTGCTGACAAACAGTTCTTCGTTGTAGGATATAAGGGAACTTCCCCTTACGATGCAGGTCTCTTCTACTGCCCATATGTTCCACTACAGATGGTTCGTGCAGTTGGTGAGAACACATTCCAACCAAAGATTGGTTTCAAGACACGCTACGGCATGACTGCAAACCCATTCGCTGGTGGTGCAACTGCTCGTGGTGGTGTTATCACTGCAAACGACAATGTTTACTACAGAAGAGTTCAAGTTACAAACCTAATGTAATCTGGTTTATAATAAGAAACTTTAGTAATAAAGTCAAAATTTGGGAGAACCTTCGGGTTCTCCCTTTTTTATGGGCGTTATAAATACTAGTGTAAAAGGAATAATACAATGGTAGAATTTAACCCACTTTTAAGACAACCAGAAACACTTGACTTTGCTAGTCCAAGTCAGTTTAGGTTTTCTTTACTTAAAATTCCTACAGTAGAATATTTTGCAACTCAAGTCAATATTCCAGGCATTAGTTTTTCTGGTGACGCTGCAATCAACACTAGATTCAAATCCGTTGCATTTATGGGTGATACTCTAGATTTCAGTGACTTGGAAGTAACCTTTCTCGTAGGGGAAACACTTCAGAACTATCGTGAAATACACGATTGGATGACAGGTATTGCGTTTCCAAAAAATACACAACAGTTTGCTGATGCTGTATCAAATTCAGAGTCTACTAGACCAGCAGGCGGTAGTGGAAGAGCAAATCCATCCAGATTGATGAGTGATGCGACATTAACTATTTTGTCAAACAAGAATAATCCTATACTAAGGGCAAACTTTACCAACTGTTACCCTACATCACTTTCTGGATTAAACTACAATACACAACAAACTGATACTGAACAATTGACAGCAACAGTTACCTTCAAATACGACATCTACGAATTTGAAGTTTTATAAATAAATTTGAGCAGATGATAAGGTTGACTTGAACAATCAACTTTTAGTCTCCTCAGTGGGATAATATAGAACAGCAAGTTCTAACCAATCACTGCTCACTTTATATAATGGAGATATTATGACACTTGATGAATTACAGGCACAGGCCGAAAAAGACCTAAAAATGGATGACTTGGAACTCGCTGATGAGTCTCTAAAGTCTGCTTCCCTTCACCAAAAATATCTAAACATCTATAACACATTCAGACAACTTCATCTTATGAATGAGGGAACTTATCGTGTTCTCTATCGTAAGAAGTGGGAGTATTATGGTGGTAAGGCAGACCCAGAAGTCTACCGTGATAATCCATTCGACCATAAAATCTTAAAACAAGACATACCAATCTACCTTGAGTCAGATGAAGAACTTATCAAGCAAAAACAAAAGGTGGAATATTACAAGATGTGTATGGATTCTTGTGAAAGAATTCTAAAACAAATCCAACAAAGAGGTTGGGATATTAAGAACGCAATCGAATGGCGTAAGTTTGTTGACGGTGCAATTTAGTGACAGACATTACCAAAAAGAATGATGTCTATTTACAAGTAGACACAGATAGATCAACGGCAAGAGCGCTCGCAGACTTCTTTACATTTGAAGTGCCGGGCGCTAAGTTTATGCCTGCCTATCGCAATCGTATTTGGGATGGAAAAATAAGATTATTTTCTCCACAGACAGGAGAATTATATGTTGGTTTGCTTCCTTATCTAATAAAGTGTTTAGAGGATTATGAGGAAGAATATACAGTAAGTGAGGAACTTAAAGATGAAAGAAAAATTGACAGAGAAATACTCAATGGGTTCATTGGAAGACTTGGACTCAGAAGTAATGGAAGACCTATACAACCTCGTGACTATCAAGTTGATGCTGTTGAGCATTGCATCAGAAAACATCGTTCCCTTCTTCTTAGTCCTACTGCTTCTGGTAAATCACTCATTATCTATATTCTAATACGATATTATATGTTGCTTCTGAAAGAACAAGCAACAGATAAGATTCTTATTCTTGTTCCAACAACATCTCTGGTAGAACAAATGTATTCTGACTTTATCGACTATGGTTGGGATGAGAAGTATATGCAGAAGATTTACAGTGGACATGACAAAGAGGTAACGAAATCAGTTGTCATTTCTACATGGCAGTCTATCTATAAATTCCCAAAAAAATATTTTGAACAATTTGGTTTGGTGGTTGGAGATGAGGCACACTTATTTAAGGCAAAGTCTTTGACAACAATTATGTCTAAACTGGAACAATGTAAGTATCGCTTTGGTCTAACAGGAACATTGGATGGGATGCAAACGCACAGATTGGTGCTTGAGGGATTGTTTGGGACACTAAATAAAGTCATTACTACCAAAGAGTTGATTGATAAAAAGACACTTGCCGAATTTAAGATTAAATCTCTTGTATTGACATACCCAGAACATGAGTGTAAACTCGTGAAGGATATGAAATACCAAGACGAAATTGACTTTATTGTAACTCATCCAAAAAGAAACGAATTTATCAGAGATTTGGCTCTGACAATAAGAGGTAACACTCTGGTGTTATTCCAGTTTGTTGAGAAACATGGGGACATTCTCTATTCACAAATTAAAGATGCTACTGAAAGAAAAGTATTCTATGTATTTGGTGGAACGGACACCACCACTCGTGAAGAGATTAGGGCGATCACGGAAAAGGAAAAGGACGCTATCATTGTTGCGTCTTATGGCACTTTTTCTACTGGTATCAATATTCGCAATCTCCATAACATCGTGTTCTCATCTCCAAGTAAGTCCCGCATTAGAACATTGCAGTCGATTGGCCGTGGATTGCGTAGGAGTGAAACTAAAGATACCGCTACCCTCTTTGACATTGCAGATGACCTCACCTATAAGTCAAGAAAGAATTTCACTATCAATCACTTTCTAGAGCGAATAAATATCTATAATGAAGAACAGTTTGATTATGAGATTAAAAGGATAAAAATAAAATGACCCATGACAAAGCAAAAATATTAAAATTGTCTAGTGGTGAAGAGATTATCTGTAATGTTTTGAGTAGTTCGGAAGAAAAGTTCATAAGTGTTTCATCACCAATGCAGATTAAAGCATATCCTAAAGCAACATCTAGAGGTATAGAAGAAGCACTTACTTTACAAAGATGGATACATTTTGCTGAAGAAGATGTTTATCGTGTTCCAATATCACAAGTTATTGTATTGGCAGAGGCATCCTATGGATTACACAAATTCTATGAATATTGTGTGAAGAAAAGTAAATGGGAAGAAGAACAAGTTCTTACTCCTCCTACTGATGCTGAACTTGCTGCGATTGAACAAGAGCAAGAATTTGATGATTATGAGGATGAACTAGAAGAATGGGAGCCTGAATCTAAGTTATATCATTAGATCTATTCATTCTCAAACCCAGCATAGGAAATATACCACTCTGTCAAGAGATAGTCAAGACATTTTGCCAATTAAATTTGCTCTTGACAATGAACTGAAATATAGTATAATGTATGAATAGTTGTAAATTTAATTACAACAATATATGTGGAGTTATTATGACTAAAAAACAAAAAGGAGCGCATTATGTCAATAATGCAGAGTTCCTAGAAGCAATGAAAGAATGGAAAGGACGATGCAAAGACGCCGAGGAACTAGGTGAACCACAACCACCAGTGACTAATTACATAGGCGAATGTTTTCTAAAGATTGCAAACCACCTTTCTTATAGACCTAATTTTATCAATTATACCTACAGGGATGAAATGATTTCTGATGGGATTGAGAACTGTCTGCAATACGCACACAATTTTAATCCAGACAAATCTAAGAATCCTTTTGCATATTTTACACAAATTATCTACTACGCATTTCTTCGTAGGATTCAAAAAGAAAAGAAACAACAGCACATCCGACATAAGGT